GATGGGAAAGTCATTGTACCCAGAGACACCCCTTTTGATTCGAGACGAGAATACTTTCCTCCTTCTAGGAAAAAGTCACCAACTTCGGCAACAAAGTTGCTGGCCATTAGTGTATAGAGGTTGTCAGCAGGTGAGCCTGCGATGCTAGCACTAACATCTGCAAACTGGCCTAGGCTAACTAATGGATTGGGCTCCATATCTGTGCACGATAGTCCATTCATGTGGGCGCCTGGGTTGATAATCGTTTCGAATGGTAAGCGCTTATCCCAAAATGTACCAGACACATAATTATCTGTCCAGCCCGTTGTAGGATACCACGCATAATTTTCACCATCGGCGCCAACGGGGGCGCCAATGCTGCTGCTAAGGTTGGCTCTATAAAGTCGGGCACCATCAGATACCATCGGCCAATCGCAAGCCATACCAGATTTAATTGAATTATAAAGAATTCCCGGAGCAAAAAGCGGCTGCAGGACCATGCGCAGGGCCGGTGCTCTGGGCTCGAAATTTCCTCGTTGGGCCCAAAATGGATCGATGGCTGCGGCCTCTTTGGTTAATGCTTGGCCATAAGACTTGCTAAATTGTGATACAAGTTGAAGTGTGCGATCAGCCGGATAGAATCCTTTATATGGATTAAACTTAAGAACAGCACGACATGTTAGTTTAATCTGCTTTGCTTCTAAATCTGACATCTTTCGGACATCTAAAAACTTCTCCATGAAATCAGAGTTTGAGAAGTCTTTATAGAAATTGGCGTCTCTACTGTCAAAGGATGTGCCAGGAATTGAGAGGTCGTTAAAGTCATCGACATCTCCCATAAGATAATTTTCTATTCGCTCGCTAATTCTGAATTCTGGTACAATAGAATAACCACGGTTCTTGTATTTTAGATCTAGATCTTTGAACTTTCCATAATCATTGTACCATGGTTTGGACGCAGCAGTTACAAACTGCAAGGTCTTGATGCCGTTGGGGTTAATATTCCCGGAAAAGTATCCTGCAGTATCTGGCGCGTCCCACATTGCTTCTCCGGCGCCTAGGCTGGCGGCTTTGAACCCATATGTGGTATGTGGCCTGAGCCCACCAAAAGGCCCTAGATCGCGTACAGAACATGAAGGATTAGAGAAGTTGGGAGGATTAACTGATAGCGGTGAAGCTAGTGTTTGTTTTCTAGCGTACAATGCTGCTGGAGACGTGCCAAGCGCAAACACTGCATCACTATATTCAGCATGAGTAGACCATATATTGCCATTTTTTAGATTTGACGCGGTTTGATGCAGCCAACTATATGTGTTTTGTAGCTCACCAGCTACGCCGGCAGGGTTGGCGCGCCTATTGTCGACCGTGTCGCCATATTGGCCAGTGGTAGATGCGGCGCCGGTCAGCAGTGCTCCGCCTTGGCGTAGGGTGTTGGTGATCAGCAGCTCTCCGGCGGCGGAGGTCAAGGTGGTAATGACAGGAGATCTAGTTCTAGTTAAGAATCCAAACGGTGCATCAAGAGGCCAGCAACTTGCGCTTAATGCTTTAGATATACCCATTGAATTCGACAAAATTGTTTTACTACCAAGATTGATGCGGCCGGCCAAAGAGTCCCTCCACATTAGATTATCGTAGCCAACTCTCTGTGTAACTGTGCTTGCAAACTCATTCTTTAAGGAGGGGAAGAGGCTTTCTTTATAGTGAACCCAGTTTAATGCTATGCCCGACCGGTCTTTTAATGCAATAAGTTGTTCGAACGGGGTGACTTCTCCCTCAAGGTAGGTGGGAATATTAAAATAATCATCTAGAGACCTACTATTAAAGTAGATAAACTCATTGTTATATGATGTTTTTAGTGTCGCATTTGAAGTTCTGACAATTGTTTCGCTGGCTACGGTATGTTCAGTTTCATAATCGAAGTTAACAAATACTGGAAGACCTCTGACTGAAACTGGCCGAAGATCGAATTCTTGCGGAGTTCCAGGAGTTAGATATTCGATGCTCAATTTGTTGCGCGCTCTTTGGTCTTTCAAAATCGGATGGTCATTCAGATGCGTTTGAGCGAAGGTTCCCCAACCATAGATGCCATTGCGTTTGAGAAGTAGAGCGTGGAACATCGCGCTGCGGCAGCCATCTAGAGAGGGGGGAGTACCGGGCCCGGGCCCAACGGCAGGTACAAGCGTGAAATTTCGGTACTGGGTGTTGGTGGTTTCGTGGGCGTCCGTTAGTGCGGTGCCCGAGGGATATCCCAGCGTATTCATATAAGAAGCGTTTGAACCCGATGGGCCAGTAGTAGTAATTGGCTCATATACATTCAAATTTAAGTTACCAAATGCTGTGGGGATAAATGAATCCGCAAATCCAATATCTGCTATAGCTTGCCTGCTGCCTCCCCACCCTCTTTGGCCGCCTTGTTCGAACGACCCAAAGTCGCTAGCGCTCATAAACGGGAAAAACGATTCGAAGCCATCTGCGGAACTGGAGTACATTCCCTCTTTCGGGCCTTGCATTGGCATGAAACCATAGTACCTCAGATCCGTAGACTGCGACATTGCTCCAGTGATCCAAGCATATTGTCTATCAGACCTAGGAATCTGATGTTGGACATAAAAGTTGTCATATAATGAAGAGGAGATAACTGTACCGGCAGATGAGGTGCCGGTCAGGCGCATGCGGGGAAGACTGTTTCTATGAACCTTGTGGAAGCCGGGTAATTGATCTAACGATGCGCCAGCGAGCGCGTCCGTTACCCATAATGAGTCGCGACCAAAGCGCGCGGTGTGGCGAGCGAGGTGTGAACGAAGGCCATAGTCATAGCCGTGGATGTCCGCCACTCGGATACCTGGGCCACCAGCGCCTGTGGCCTCTGAAACGGAGCCAGAGGGCCCCTGAGAGGGTTTAATGACGCTTAAATTGCGATAGATGGTACCATTATATACTGAAAACTCATTTGATCTAACGTCGCGATATCCCGGAGGGCCTACTTCAAGTCCGCCAGGATTAGAGAACTTAGAAACGATGACAGATGATTGTGATGCATTGGCAGATAAATAGCTTATTGAATAAGGCTCCATGAATTCATAATGACCATCATCAGATCGGTGAATATCCAAGAATGTGCGCGTTATAGTTGAACTAGTTGCTCGCTGATCGCTGAAGAGAAGCGGAAGCGTCGGTTGATTTTTTATAAACTGTCGAGGATTACTATATGCTCCAACCGTATGTACAATTTCATAGTTATGTCGATAGTTTCCAAGAATTGTGGAGCCAGATCTCAAACGAATGTTCTTAAAAACATATGGGGTTTTGGCTACAAAGTCTCTATAATAAACTGCTTTCTGTGAGGCGGTCATTGGATATGGGCGCGCAAACAGTGCGTTTGCCTCTGGCCACGGATAGTCTGCACCAACCATTCCGATAGCGCCTGTGGTTGCGGCCGCACAAGATCCTAATAATATTTTCCAAGCTTCTGGGCGTGTTGTGTAGTTATCTAAATTATTGTACGCTGGGCCCTTATTGGCGTCATGTTTGTTGAGTGGGACGTGGCGCGATTGGTGGCCACCGGCAGCATATTCAGACCATGGGCCCTGCATTGGGCGCTCCATATCTTCGCCATATACATCATTGTGCAAATTTGTAATTTCAACACTTGCTGTAACTCTATTAATAACATCTTTGTTGTATCCGCTTTTAACCGATGAACTCATGATATTGAACGGGAAGGAAAGAGTCGACTTGGTAGTTGTGTAACCAACCCCATCTTCATAGTTGCGGCCGGCAACTACTTTAATAACACGTTTAACTTTTTCGTTTGGTTTGCTTTCTATACGATCAGTTTGTTCCAGCTCTTGTATGTCAACAAGATCTTGAATTTTTGCTAGCAAAACATTTCTAGGAACAAAAACGGCGCCGTCTGTGTTAACTGGGCCAGCAGGATACAAAGCATTGTATGTAAAGCCAAGCCTTTTCATAGCATCAAAGTTGGTGCCCCCTTTGATGTTTTTAGTTGTCTTCGCAACAAAAGTAAACGTACCAGCGAACTGCGAGGCTTGTTTTGGATCAAGTTGATATGTCGTACCATCTACAGACGAGAGTGTTGGCATACTGCTACTCAGAGCCCATCGGGACCACATAATATTTTTAAAGGTTTGTCGTTGAGCATCGATGGTTGAATCCCCAGAAGTTATTTCTGGAGCATCTGTTTCGGCCCGGCGGCGCCAATATTCCCTTCTAACCTTTGTGCTACGAGGACTTTGTGGCGGGATAACACCGATGCCTTCATCGCCAGTGTACGACGGTGTCGCGGGATTGCCTTGTAATGCCGCGGCCGGCTCTGGATAAAAGTCTTCAAGCGTTGGATATAATGTCTTGTATTTGTTTCTCTCTAGTACATGGCTCTCAACGGTATTATACGTATCTGATACGAAATTCGCAGACGCAGGAACCAGCTGGCCAATTATTATTGATAATGCATCGTCAAACCATTTGTAATATTCTGTAAATCTTTCAACAGTTTGAATATTTTGGACTCTATCAAAATATATTTTTCTTAAGTATTCTAATGATTTATAGCGCGCGCGATACCGGTTAACTGGCTGCCCTATCAAGTTATGGAAGTCAACTGCACCGGCAAAAAAGTCTAGTATTTCTTCGGTTACTGATGCATACAAACTCTTCTCAATGGTATAAACATAATTGGGCACCTGCTCGACCAGACCAAATACTTGATCATCGGTACTCAAAACCTGAACCATATCGGATGATACGACTTGTTCGGGGTCTATGAATTTAAAATAGTTAGTATTAATCCCCGCTATTACGTCTGAATCGCTAGCACCAAACCCGGCACCCTTTCCGCTGTGCTGATAACCAGCGACATCTGCCATCCAGCCAAAACTGCTTCTAAATTCAGCCGAGCCCGAACTTAAATCTGTTACGTAGAAGTTCCCTGCGGCATTAGATGATGTTACATTTCCAAAATACCAGTCGAGCGCTAGCGTATTAAAGTTGTGAGTGCGTAAAGAACCAGAATCTATTGGAGATGGACTCTCGTATGAACCAGAAATACCATAATTTTCTCCGTCAAACAGGTGCTGATTCAAGCTTGTGTCATCAATATATTTTGTCCAATACTTTACGGATGACGCCAGTATATCTGTCTTTTGCAGATTGGCGCCAGTTATGTTTGTGTTGCGAGCGCCGACATATATTCTTTTATCAGACTTTAGAATATTTTTAGCAGTGTCCAAAGAAACAGAACCAGTTGCTTCAAACGAATTTGCTATTGTTCCCAGATTGTTGTTGACACCCCTGAAAATAACATCATATGTAGAACTGGTGGCCTGGTATACAATATCGTGTAATGGGTAGCCGCTTGGCTTAATTCTAACCGACAAGTTCCATACGCTGTCATCATATACATCAAAGAAGGTACTACTAGTAAGTGTTGGGAAAGGGTGTGGATCAATTGAAGATGTTAGTGTAAAGTATACATTCTTGGAATACTCTTCATCTCGTATGGCGTGTACTTGGAAGTTGGCAACATCTTGTGCGCCGGTAAGAAACGCGGTGTCGGCCCGAGTGAGCGCTGAGCCTGAGTTAACCGTTTGCATTCCAAAAATAGAAGCGCTCAAGAAATCACGTGGGAATGTGTCTAAGCCTCTAATAAATCTCGGGAACACAATCGAAGCTTCCGCGGTAAAGCCATATCTGTCTTCGTAACCATCTTGTTGGCTACCACTAATATAACCTCTACTAGCCGAAGTGCCGCCAGTAAAGTTTGTTTTAGTCATGCCGGCAGTACCACTATCTGTCAAAGTAATAGTTGTGTTGCCGGACGGGCCGGCTGTTGCCTGAGTTACAGTCACAACTGCTCCATCAACAGTGGCAGTAAACCTTGTCCCTGCTGGACCCGATGAAGTGTTAATGACATTCATCAGGTTAGTTGCTGTTTGATTATTCGAGATCGTGGCTTCAAATGTACCGTTAACAGAACTTTGGTCGCCTTGTGTAAAGTCATAATTAGTGCCATCAGTAGCAACCAAGTTCACCTTGTCGCCGGCGTTGAGTTCGGTGTACGCCGTGATGGTTATTGTCGCAGTTGCTGCAGTCTGGGGATTTTCTGCATTCGTATGTGGATCGGCAGCCTGATATACAACTGCGGTGATTGCATCACTGTTGTTAAAGTTGGCGTATTTTGTATTCTTTCGTGTCTGCTTAAGGTTTGTCTTTAGTTCGAACTGTTGATTATTAGAATATACTCTAAATGAAACCAAATTGTCGTCAAGATTGAAACACCTTAAGACATTCCTAATCGCCTTTTCTGTTCCCTTTGCCTTATAAATCTTAGCGAGGTTATTGTATAAGTTAGAATAAATCAAGTCTTTCGCTTGCTTAACATCTCCTTCGAGCAGTTTTGTGTCGGTTCTGTTTTTAAACTTCTCTAAAATTGTTGAATCGATGAAGATCTCTGGCGCGTATAGCCCTAAAGATTGTGGCAAATGTTGCGAAAATGGTAGTGGCTCATGAGAAGCACTCGTATAACTTAGGTTTCTAAACGTCGGCAAAGCACTAATCTGCATGTGTAGCTTGTCGAAATATACACCTAAAATATGACAAATTCTATCTAGATCGGTTTGATCACTTATTTCGTTGTCTTCTGTAAGCCATGCTGGGACAAGATTTCTTACTAAGCCACTATTTTGAGAGTCGTGATAAGATCCGGTCGCAAGGAGTTCGCTCTTTAAAGAAATGACATCAGGATGCTCTGAATAGATAATGGGATCTTCATATTCTTTTATTGCGGCGGAGGCAGATAGTATTGCAGATCCAGTATTTCTAGAGGCGGCTGTATAGCCTGTCCACGTTCCGTTGCATAAACGACCACCATAGTCCAACACAACACTGTCGACAGAAGTAACCCCTGTGATACCTTCATTAAACTTGTAGTACATTCCAAGCTCTGTGTTGGCTATGTCAGTGTTAACACCGCCCCTGATTTGATCGAACCAATATTTGCCAATCTGGCCGCCATTGCGAGCAACCTTCCAAAACCTAAATTCATCGAGAGAGCCGCTCATCTTGCCGGCGCCGACATATGCAGACGGTAGTGTGCCTCCGACTGCGGTGCCAGAAGGTGCGGTTAGTAACGCGCCAAGACGACCAACCATATTCTTTGAGTTGAGTTCATTTAATGTCGTGCCGGTATATGTATTTGTATCATTGAGATATCCATTAACATACAATTTGGCAACAAGATCGCTACCGGAGTTTTGTAGAACGAACGCATAGTGTCCCCAGTCGCTTAGGGTACCCGCGAGATCCTGACCGATAGAAGATGTAAAGCAGAACTGCGCTGAGGAACTCAATGTTCCAGATTGTGCCGTGATCAAGAATGGACTGCTGGCGCCGCCACCAGTGCCACCTGTCAATTCAATTGTAATGCGCCCATAGGCGTCACTTGACGATAGCTCGTTGTTCCACATGTCGAACGCAACTTGTTTAGTCGTGAATCCGGATGTATAAGAACCAGTTTTGGTCCAAAACTCAACTGTTACACCGTTATCAAAATCTGACTTAAGGTTGGACTCTCTTGAACCAGAGCCGTAATCGCTTCTTAGGCCGGCTGTATCATAGATAGCCGTATCATATATGTTGTTGTTTTGGAATTTGCTGGAGAGAGGATCTGGCTCCATGCTTTTAAGACTAGTAAGGGTGCTAGATATGTTGGGGCCGCCATAAAATGTTATATCTTCTAGCGTGGACGGCAATCCATAGCCGCTGCTATATCTCTCTGCCGCTAGAGCACCCCAGCCGCCGGTGCAGAAAGATATATATCCGTTTCTCCGAGGATACAAATTATTAAAAATATGTTTCTCAATCGATAAGGACTTATTATAAAATGCGTTAAGCTCGGCATCGGAGCCATCATACGGATAAAAATCCAAGATTCTCTCAACTGCCGACTTGTAATACAGATAAGCAGAACCAAATTTAGCAAACGAACTTGGATCAGAATAATCAACTTGTGGCAAAAACGAGTCCTGCTTGGTTTTTAATTGCTGCAGGTTTTTGGAAGACTCGATTTCTTTAAACGCGGTCTTCTGTTCTTGGTCGGTTAAATATTCTCTTGTTTTATCAGTTGAATTAAAAAGTTTCTTAATACTCATTAGCTATCACTCTAAACTTAAAGGATTTATCTTGTTCGTTCCAGATGCTTAGCTCCGGATCGTAAAAGGCAAACTTGAGTGCATATTCATATCCGCCCTCAAGCATGCTCATATCTAAGTCAAAATAATTTCCAGATTTGTCAAAAGATAGTCCGGTACAGTTGTTGCTGCTTGTTCCATGTTCAATCGCCTCATAAGCATCTAGTGTTCTAATAACCCGATAAGATGCGCTCACTATTGATGTAGCCGGCACATTAGCATTAGCTTTTGTGTATATGGTTGGGCTCCAATTTTTATTTCTAACATATAGGTTAAAGCGCGCAGTTTCCTTTGTTGTGTATTTGTTTCTTAGGTTTGTTATATTGATAAAATATACAGGAGCACGAACGTGGCTAACTGATTCTTGAACTGAACCTGTCGTAATCGGTGTTATTGTCCCAGTAAAGTACTGTGTCGCAGAAGAAGTTACTTGATCGGTTGCTGTGCCGCTTCCTGTAAACCAAACATCGTATACGGTCATCACCGATGGGCTGCCTGTAAACGCAAAGGAAGCGGAATATATTCCAGTAGAAACAGCGCCCCCTGTTACAACTGTTGGATCTGCCGATCTAACATAGCCGCTATTGTCTGGAGACAACACCAATGCGGCGCCGGAAGGATATAAATTATCTGAACTCCCCGAAAATAGACTCACATAAACTCGATTATCTTCACCTAGGTCTGGGATATCTCTCAGGCGGCCGCGCACATAGTTATATAAATAAATTGTATTCATATTGTCTGCCGCAGGAGCAAGGGAACTACTATAGTAAAAGCTCCCTCTGTTATCTCTCTTGGTAGAATCCCAGCGCGCTTCAAGAAGCGGTCTTTTATAGTAGTATTGTGAGCTTCTTGCAAAAAACCTCTTAACATAATAATTGGAGGCGACACCGCCAGTAATATCAAGAGTATATTCATCGGCCGTTGCTTGAGCAGATGCTATAGAATAATATGCCTCTTGAGAAGATGTAAGCATTATTCCAACGCCATTATTGCCTAAGTCGCCGGCCATCCAGTGTTCTACAATTCCGGTAATATCAATTTCCAAATTCTCAAGGCCGCTTTCAAAAAGCTGTTTATATGATGGGGGCACACCGCTAGCGTCCCACTGGTTGGATTGGGTAAGCCAATCGCCGCCAACATGAGTCCACTTGGCCAAGTTTGATGCAGACATCCAATTGGATCCAGTGTTACCGTTTGTTGAATCAGTATAGTTGGTGTCAAACATTGATATGCCTAAGCCCTCTTGCCAAGAACGCGATAGCGCAAATACAGATAGGGTAAACTGCTTGGGAACAGTTCTGGCGTGTGTCGAATTAAACATTCTTAAATAAAAGTTTACGCTTCCAGAGGCCGGAATAGTTCCGGCGGTTCGATCCGTAGAAACTGTAGTGATCGGAAACTTAATTAGGGCGCGTGATAATTCCTGAGAGCCTATGTCGTCTGAACTACTTAATGGATTACGGCCTGCTACAGAAAAGATCTCCAAAACATCCGACTGTCCCATGTTTGAGCCAGTAGCTCTTATTGTTAAACCCTCTTTAAAGGCGTTTGTAATAGTGTTGTCAGCACTACCGGTATATCTTTTTAAGCCCATTACCTAACCTTCCCTATAATGTCTACCTCTGGATATTTTAGCTCTAAGATTGCATTGTTCGGAACAACTATATATGATCCGTCAGCAGACAAATTATCGTTAATGTCAATTGCTGCGGAGGAGTAGTTCCCTGCCTGTTTGGCGACAACCTTAACCTTGGTAACATCTAAGACGCTGTTAACCCCTTTTAACACTTCATAAATTTGACTAATATATAGCGGCTCTCCAATAAAGAATGGCTGTGCATAGTGTTCTTGGAGCGCCGCTATACAATCATCTAGCGCTGTATATTTTTCGGCTGCCATTTTCGGTTTAATGATAAATTCAATACCAAAGTTAAGAATATATGCATCCAGTATATCAACGGTATCGTTGATCATTCTATAATTATTTATCCAAGTTTTTAAATTATTTTTAATTGTTGTATTTGCTGCAATCATTTTGCCGTTGGTATCTTCTGACACAACATACATATTTAAGTTTCTTTTTTGGGAATCGGCATCTCTTTGCACCGAGACTCGCTTGATGGCGCCGAACTTAGCATGCATTCTATATGCTATGTTTTCATAATCGGCCTGCGTTACCGCCCTGTTCTGTGTGGGGAACGTATCGTAAATTCTTTGTTTTACTTCGTTAGTTGACGGATACGTAACTGCTCCTACGATTTGCTCTTCGTTGGTGACTTCTAGTGATCCTATTACCGTATTAATAAGTGTGCTGCTCAGATTTTGTCGATTTGTAAAATCAAAGTTAGTGGCCGCTACAGAGTTTAAAGAACCGACTGCAAGATTCGTATTCATGGGATTGGTTGTTCTAAAGGTAATTGTTAAGGTGGTGTTCGTTGGAACAATTCCAAACGACTCATTTTGTGACAGTCTAGTTGGGTCAAATGATAAATCGGTTACGTATTTCTTACCGAAAACATTAATTGCTACATTTTGTGGATTAGCGACGATGTCAGATTCACCCAGTTTTCCACTTCCAAATTGAAGTGTAGCTTGATCTCTATTGTGTTCAACAACATATTTTCTGGATACCAAAAATGGCTTTATAAGTGACGGAACATTATCGTTTTTAAAATTGGGGTTTGTTATTTCCTTAAAAACCATATCCTGGGCCAAATAGTCGACTTCAAAATATTGGTTTCCTTCCGAATCATATACAGAAATGATCTCTGAAACATTTGGGGTTGTGAGTGTCGTTCGATAAAATCTTTCAAATGAGCCAACCTCTACGGTTTCCTGAGAAAGTATTCCAGACACAACGTTGCCGTAAGCTTTCACAGCATAATGTGTTGGTGCACCTGTATCTGTATCAACTCTTGCGGCAACAGTCAAATTTCTATTGTCTGCAAAATCAACATTTTCTGTCAAAATAAACTGCGTTCCCACTTCAGATGAAAAGGAGGTGCCTCTTTTCAATATCGGCAAATAGCTTGTATCGGTACCTATGCCGACACCTGACGCAGGAACAAGGATAAACAAAGCAACGGTACCATATATTGATTCTCGGCCGGTATATTTGAAACCCAGAGCGCGGCCATGGCGCACGACATTGCCAAATTGAAACGCCGTATCTAGAAACGATTCATTAACATTATAGTCCAAATAGAACGAAAGCTGGTCGCCAACATAAGCTACAGCATCAAGCATTAATGCACCAAACGATGCTTCACTGAAATCTTGGAAAGTATCAGGATAAAACCTCTCCGCTATGTCCATTAAGTCATCACGAATTGTTTCAAATTCGCGATGAGTATAATCAATCGGCATTATTTTTTTCTGTTGTTTCGGCATTCAAAAATTCCTCACTTTAAATAGTGAACTCTAACAAATCTCCAACATTTAGGGACGGAATAGAATACTCAATACTTATATGTAATGTATTAAGATCTATATCCTTAGTTACAAAATTAATTTCTTTGATGGCAGCTACTGGCAAATATATAGATACTTGCTCCAGTATCTTTGCTTCAATGGTATTAAATGTAGCCTGATTAAAAGCTGAAAAAAGATAAGACCGTACACCAACACCAAAACTTGGCTCCATAACTCTTTCGCCAGGGTTAGTTAGCAAAAGCATCTTTAAGTTTTGCTTTATAAGTGTCCGAAAATCTTTAATCATGGTAAAACCATCGGCACTATCTCTGGTAATCGGCAATTTAACCGCCAATGAAGCCATTTTTATTCCTCATTATAAATATTACGAATCTTTCTTTTTGCACATTTCGCCTTCTTCATTAAACGGATTAGATCTTAATCTGTGTGTTTGCCACCATGGCAAAAGTGCCTTTGATGGATCAAATTTAAATCTTTCTTTCATTTGCATCACGAAATCTTTGGTAAGATTGGCCACTTCATCGTCGGCGCCACCAAAGTCGCGCGACCTGTAGTGCACACGGAAAAGCCTTTTAATTGCGGCTGCGGAGTGCCTTAAAGGAATCTTGTCCCAGTGATCCCAATTCATGTGACTAAAAAAGGCTGCTTTGTTTTTGCCGCGGTCGCCGACAGCGGCCCAGCCTGGCGTATATTCTAGTCTGGCGCCGGTGACGGTTGGGACCTGTTCTTCTGTCTCTTGCCCAAGCCAATTTTCACGCTTAACTGTGACTGAAGACATCTGCAGATTCGCATATGCTCCTGGCTTTCCTTTGGGGTTGCCTGGGTCCCAACTGGCAGCGTCATGAAAAATATCCCCAAAGAGCGCGCCTTCTTCGGCGGTCACTTCGCCAATAGATGGCATAAAGCCCATATCTTGATAAATAGCCATTATTGCTAGAACTTTTTTGAAGGAAAATGCATAATTCGTAACGAGTTTAAACTTCTGATCTTCCTTCAGTTTTGCTAGCAAACAATATAAAATTTTGCTATTGGCTTCGATACCGCTAAAGGCGCTTACCGGAATATCCAACGCATCTATCTCTATATTTGATATCGGGTATTCGGAATTTCCGAACACCATGCCAAACTCTAAGCCATACCGTACCCCCAACTCTCCACTAATGCCGACCTCTACACCATCATCATTCGTTACAACTTTCATTGTTCCAGGGAAACTTAGCGATATAGGCCCGGAGCCGGCGCCTTTGACCTCCGGCACACCTGAGAGATTAGACTTTTTATTGCCGTTTATTTTGAGATATTTATATATGTAAAATGGCCTTTCACTGGATATGCCTTCGGAGGCGCCATCTGGAACGTCTCCGAGCGGCGTAAATATCGTTTCATAGGTTTTCTTACCGGTGTCTGGATCTGGGACATTGCGATCAATTACTTTTTCGGTGCCCACAATTATCTTATTGGCAAACGGTCTCAGCGATTCTCCAGCATCGGTGTGGTATTCTCCGACCATGTACTCTAAGCTTCCGTCTTGTTCATCTATGTGCGCATGATAATAGCCCACATATGTGCTACCATCAGGCAACGAAAACTCATTTCCATTAGTGTAGAATGGGCCGGGCCATGACCACCCAAGCCCTGCAGGGTCTGGCTCGTCTTCGGTCGGAAGCCCAACAATACCTTCTACTATTGGGCCCTGGAGATGAAGCTCCTTGGCGCCGAGGGCAGCAAAATCGGTCATATAATAATAATCTAAGTCGTATATGTCAGGTGCCATATCAAAACTTTCCATAGCTTTTGTAAATTTATTGCCCATATATTCCAGCTGTTCATTAACAAGCTCTTTAAGAACAAGCTTAGCCTCTTCTTGGGTTCTATATACCGCCTCTAAATTTCTGCTTTCTCTATAACTTTTTAAGGTTTCAAATATGCCCGCGTCTCCGGAGTACTTCGCGGTGATCAGATCGTCAAAGAACGGATAGTCATATGTGCTTTGATAATTGTTTAATCTTTCTAGTGCAACGCGTACATGATGTGGCACATTCTCTTCCTCGATATCGCCGCTATCAATGCGGCGGCCGTATGTTTGAACCGATTGTTCTAAAAACGCATACCAAAACTCGTTATCTGAAAACGGGCTATAAAGAGCTGTTGAGTCTTTAAAATCTTCCTCCATGGTTTCAACAATATAAGAAGAGTATATGTTGCTAAAATTATCTGGGAATTTGGGCGCGAATTTGGTAAACATCGGTAAACCCTTCAAAAAATGTACACTGGAATATATTCTAATAGCGGCTGTGATAATTCCTTCAATTGATGCCTTAGACTGTCTGTGTAAAATTCTATTGTACGGTGTCTCAACCACACAATCTGGGTCCCCTTTAATACGCTCGTCTTCTGGTATACTTGAATATACTTCGCTTATCTTGTTGGTTATCTCACCAAAGTCCACCGCATTAGTTTGCTTAGGTTCACACGGGCTCAACTCTGGGAACATCACCTCGATAAGACCCGACCATCCGGACGACTTTTGGGGCTTAACATAAATCGGTGGCTGCATATATGAGCCGCCATATTGAGTCGGGTTAAGGAAGAACACTCTTGTCTTTTTGGGATGAGTGCCAGCGCGCTCATTAATCCACTGGTTTCTGCTTACACCCAACATCCCATCATCTTCATTGATGGGGCGCGATCCTTCGGGTTCGCCATCTGAATTATAGTCTGAAATTTCGACCTCGGAAAACAAGATACCGCTTTTGGATTCTGATGGCTTAGGGACCTTCGTGCCATCAGCCAAGGAGGTCCCGGCCGCTGCCAAATAATCAAAGTCTGATATGTCTAAATCATCGAATTTCATTCCATATTCCCAGCCCTTTGTGTTGTTGCCCAATTCTTTGGCAACCTTAGTAAACTGTTCTCCCATAAAAGAATCATATTTTTCTTTAATTTGTGATTTGCTCACTTTGGTGCCAAATAGGTCATACAGCATGTTAACTTGCGGGGCGAATGCAACCTGTCTAGAAAAGCTTTCACTCAAATTGGGGAAATCGGCCATTGACAGAAGCTCGCCTTTATCGGGATCTGGATCGTATAAAGAATCTAATCCGTTATCGATTCCTATAAATTCAAATTTTCTTGAGCGTATTTCGCTTTCTCCTAAGTTTGTTTCTGGAACCGATGGCGCGTTTGGGTTCGCGGTTTTGGCCATATCTTTGAGCGGGTCTCCTTGGCCGGGCGCGGATTGATTAAAAAATTCGGTAAGATAAATTCTTACATTGTCATCTGGCCTGTTGGCATATGACCCTGCATGCGGAGCTTCTATCATATCAGAAAAATATGCATTTACTCTAAACTTATAACTCCAACTGGCCTGTCCTCCATTTAGCCCGAGGCGCAAGCCTCTCGTGTTGTCCTTAAAATCAAGTGCAATATCTGGCTCATCTTTTCGTGGCATCTTTATAAACCATAAGTTCTCTTTATCCCAGTCTGGCGCAGTCCTTACATTATAGCCCATGTCAGGAACATCTGTTAACTCTACATCTGAAGTGCTAAAAAGAGCGTCGAAACCAAGGTTGCTGAAGCTGACCGGCCACTTCTTTGTAGCACGTGGGATATTTGTACTACTGAACCCCATGCTTGCTTTAAGATCATCCTCCATTCCTCCAAGCTCCAAGCGATAATCCACGTTTTCGCCGGCGGCTGTTCTATATTGGTACATCAACCATTCGGCAACATATTGAGGATATGCACCTTCTTGATCTGACAGAGATGCTATTGAGCCGCCTAGGGCCTTTTCCATTGTGGATGAGTCTGCGGACATATCACCCCCCATACCAAGTGTGACGGCGTTAATAACAAAATCAGCTATGGCTCCCCCAACACTGTTTTGAGTATCTAAGTAAAAGTCAACATAGTCTCGGTCGCTAGCGGTGTCTACTTGGTGTCTTGTAAACGGATTGCCAACAGTATCAGACAGAACCATATTTAAGAATCCCCAAGAAGAATCGACGCCGCCAACCAGAAAGCCCAGGAATCCGCCGGACCCTAACATGTCTTGTGCATAAGCCTGTTCAATTTTTTGTAATTCTCCCCCCAAAGCAGCTTGGGCAGACGCAATTGTGCTTTCTGGCTCATATGGCATTATTCCATTATTACAGCCAGGATCCGAAAGCAAAGGTGGCATTGCTTCCATGATTGTGGGCCCAATTCCTTTCTGCATCAAGTTACTAACATCATCTAAATCTTCCAACATGTCTCCGCGCCAGTTATTAAACATTACATCACATTGTTCGGGGGTAGCACGACCTTCCAACAAGGTACACCTTAAGTCCTTAAAGTTTTCTAATTGCTCCGGAGTTGCGCAAAGAGATGGATTTGCCGGGGTGGATGCGGCGGCGGCGCCCAGGGTTTCAAGCGCTATGTTCATTTCTTGTCTCGCGTCGGCAGGTACTAAGAAACCAATATTTTTGAAAAAAGTACCAATAGAGCGCATATTTGGAAGAGCATCGCGATATTCTGGATATCCGTTTTCAACAATTTGGTCTGCAATTTGCAAAAACGTCTGTGACGGATCCCCTAAAACTGCGGATGTCATTTCAGCTTGTGTGGACGCAGCAGACAAGTCTTCTGCAAATGTTAGTGCCCTTTCAGGATTTGAAAGCGCTTGGCCACCAACACCTAAGTCGGCAATCAGCTGGACAACTGTGGCTTCTACTTGTTCTTGATCTGTTTCTGCTCCACAAATTGAATCTCTAATTACGTCTGTTAAGGTGGTAGTTCCGGCAATCTGGCCCGGAATCGATGCCACAATCTCTCCTGTAAGTTCTAGTGCTTTGCAGATCGCGCTGCCAACAAGTTCGCACACTTTGCGAATTATCAGTTTAAGCCACTCAAATAATAATTCCATAAGCTGGCCCTTGAGCCACTCAAACAATGCAGTCCAGGGGTCCAGCAGAAGAGGCCACCACCAGGTGGGCCACATAATTCTCGGTACTGTAATTTCGGCATTGTTTCTACAAAACGGAAGAGCAATGCTCTTTACAAAATCATCTAGGCCAGGATTAAAAATCGGTGGCCTAGGACAATCATATGTTGCAATAAGAAATGATATAATTTGGGCGCCCGGAAAATCATTTAATTTGTCCAATAAGGCCAAATAGTTATCTGAATACTCTTGCAACAATGCAAGAATATAGGCTTCAAAAATCTTGGTGTCGTCTAGGCCGTCTCTTTTTGCAGCTGCGGCAGGATCTAGTTTCTGCGCTATTGTTCTTCTGGTTGCGGTCTTTTCACTATCTAATTGCGCTTCTAGTTTAGAGCCTTTGATGGGTACGTCGTTGCCCATTCCATTGATCACAGCCCGATCTTTATTTCTTTTGACTGCTTCTGCGTCTTCCCAGGGTCTTTGCGTAAATGTAATACTGCCAAAAGTTTTATCACCTTGGCCTGCCGCCTTGGCCGAGGAGAGAATTCCCTCTCTTTGGGTTACAGAGCCTTGGGCTTTGCCTTGCGAGGCAAAGTCCTGGGCCTGGCCGGGCGGCGGTGCGTCAGAATATGTGTCTGTTAGAGCGGCGAAGGTTTTTCCTTCTTTTATGTTCTTTCTAACCAGTGCATCAAGTTTTGCTTGTTTATCCGGCGGTAGCCCAACAAATAATTTGCCGAAGTCATCATATGTCATTGCCTTAAGCGCATTTTTTAGCATTACGGCAAGAGCATCTTGTAAAGAAACGCCTTTAGTTAAGCACTCAATTGCTGATACCAAAAGATCAAACATGCCACAAACCTTAATTCTCTCAAGCGGAGTGGCGTATGTGTCATCTATCATGTCTTCTATAGACACGGGACCGTCTCGGCCGTTCATCCATTGCATGCACATGTGAGCAAATACTTGATCGCGAGGATCTATTTCTTTAAAAGCTTGAACGAAGGCGGCGCTTTTCATATCTTTATATGTGACCTTGGGTTTGCCGGTTTTCTTGTTGTTTTTTCCTGTTCCTTTTTTCGGATATCCTTCTGGCACATCACTTGAACCTTGCTTTTGGCCTTGCTGTTCCAGGTCTTCTTGGAGTTCTTCTTCAGAGTGCCGGCATAAATTATCATGGAATTTGGCAGCTACAGCATCCCCCAAGCCAAATATATCATCCATGATATTTTGCCCAAGTTGTTTTCCTTCGTCTACCAAAGCATTCGCAACACACGAGACCGCCTCACCGAGGCCTTCGCCGGCGGCGGAAGCGCCGTCGCTGGCCAATACTTGGCTGGCGGCGGGGCCGCGGACCATAAGTTTGGGGTATGTGAACTCTTGGACCATCTCAAGCCATGGCTGTTCTGTTCGTGCAGAAAGTTTGCCGGCCATTTCATCCAATTGCATTAAATATGCAACAGCTGTTGGATCTCGCCATGGCGGCAAAGTAGCTAATGACTCGACTCTATCTTTGCCAAATTCTATCGGCACCTCATTACACATATCAGTCCAAACTTTTATTTTCTTAAGTTTATATTTATCTGTTACTGTAATTTCTATCTCTTCAATATTCTGAGAGGTGAAGCCACCCCAAGTGCCTGTATTTGGTAAGTTTACACCTTGTTGGTTAAGCCACTTGTCCAATTCCGACTGTGCGGCGCCCACCTGGCCAGTAAGGCCGAGGATGTTCGTGTCGCCATAATCTTCTAGATTAAATATTTTTCCTGTTTCAGCAAATACCAGATTGGAGCTTTCTAGCGCTCGGAATACCTTTAAATATCTACTCCACATGGCCAAACCTTTTCCTACTTTTATCTGGTTCAACACCAAATCTGAAGCTTTGTATTTAACAGTTTTGTCTCCCTCTTCTGCTTCTTCAGAAGTGTCTTTGGGTTCTGCATCCGGCAAATCTTCAAGCACACCATGGTCAACTGAATATAATAGTTGTACATATGAACCCGGATTTGGAGCTAAATAATATTCGGTTTTTTCAAGAACATCTTTAATTTTTTGAACCGAATCATCTGATGTATCTTTGCCTTTCCAGTCCAAAAGTGCACGAATAGCACCCTTTCGTGGCTTGTTCTTGCGGTGAGAGACTGTGCTTAGCCAATTTGATGGCAACGTTCCATTAACATCATTTTCCCACTCATCAGTATAGTGATCCCATATTTTATTTAATCTTTCGTCCGCTTCTTTTTTAGTCAGATCTGGGTAATAGCCAAGCGTTTTTTCTTTAGTCAAATATGAAATCTGATATATGCACAGCTTTTCGTTCAAAAAAGGCGACGACTGATTTTTGGTCTTCCAGTCTGGAACGGAAGCTAAAGGATTCGGAGAACACGGAAGGCACGCATTTTCTCTAGCGGGAATGTCATCAGGGCATACATCTGGTAACATGTCCCCATTCGTATCTTGCCATTTTAAAAATTTTGATTCTTCAGCCATTTATTATCATCCTAGTTTGTTTTAACATTTCTGCTCCATATGCACTTATATCCCATGGGGGTTAAATAATTTACTCGCCACGTATTCAGTTTTCCTCTAAGGTGGTACATAGACATGTTTCCTTGTGTTATAGTTCGTAAAGTCGCCTGTGCAGAAATGGCGCCGAGCGCGAGGGGATGCTTAACACCAATTGCTGTGACCACGGACACTAGAATCTCAGCTACGGCATTGCATGCGCCTATGGTGTTGTCTACTATGTCGCCCAGTTCACGCAAACCGTCTCTAGTGTTGTAACCCAAACAGACACCTTGCAAAGCAGAAATCATTTCTACTTTCGGTGGGTCAAGTCGCCTGGCTTTTCTATTTACAAGTTTGTTGCCTGCGATAAACTCGATGGCTGGTGCAGGCTGCACGATCTTTGCGCCATGGCTGGTTGTTTCGGGCGGTTCAAAGCCCTGGCCCGGGCCGGTGACTATTTTAACGGATTCTCGTCCAATAATTCTTACAGCATCTGCTTTAACAGCTATCCCAGAACGCCCAATAGATTGTGGAGAAACTCCCTGCGCGAGACCAAAGTAATGATCGATGTCGGCCATTTGAGAAATATAAATGCGTGCGGCATCAGTTGAAAAAGAATTATTAAGCCAAGTCTGTCCGTGGCCCGGGCCCTGGGCACCAGTTGGACCTTGACCATTTCTATCGGACGAGTGGCGGCCAACAACGAGATCAATGGAGGCTGCTCTATCTGAGCCCCAGGCACCATAGCCGCTCTTTACAGAATCTGATCTATCGGTGCCCAACACAATAAACGCACCCATATTGGTCATCATTGTCTCGTTTTGGGCCTTTAAATATTGAATACTTCCACCACCATTAACAACTCTGCTGGTATCTTTAAGAACTGAATGATAAAGGCCACTTCCTGGTGGGAGCGACTTAGCATCTTTTATGCGCGGATCAACGCCGTGAAGATCGAGACGTTTTCCGGGTGGAACATAGTCACTCTTGCCTACGCCGCGATCTCCAGCCTCCATGCCCAGCTCGGCCTCAGAGAGACGTTCTGCGGCGAATGGATCGAATTCATCTTCAAGGTCCAAAGCCTCCCGGGCATCTGCAATGTCTTTGGCGGAGGGGCCCCTAATATTGATTTTCTTTTGTTTGTTTCCGAATATTCCCATGTATGCTCCTGATAGTAAATATTATAGTTTATAATTATAGTTTGTTTAAATTATTAGGTTTTTTTATCTTTTATGTGCTTTTATATGTATTATTTGGGATATCAAACCACCACTTCTTTCCACCTTCGAGGTCTTTACTAGATGCTAATTCTTTTGTTGCGACCGCGTTGCCAGCATCATCCACCCAATACCAATTTTTTCCCACGCCCATATCATCATCATCATAGGTAGCCGTGGGGAGAGTCTCCGTGGTAGCAGCTTTATTAGTTATTATGGCATCGCCTGTCCAGCCTATAACCGCAACGTTGTCTTTAAAATCTACCGGCCAATTTTTTGCGCCGGCCTTGTCGGCGCCGGCATTGGCTGTATATGTGTTGTTTTTATAGAAGTGTGCTTTACACTTTGCTAATTGAGTACCGTAGGCTTTCCTGTCTGCGGGAGTTTTTGCTGCCCAGTGTACAGGATCAGCATCGCTTCCATATCCTGTTAAATTTATATCGGCTGCAGCCGCAATTGGCTGAAGTTCGTTTGGTATGCAGTTATTAGCATATAGACATTTGGTGCCGTCTTGTTTGGTGAATGTAACGTCCATTGCAAATCCGTATTGGTGTTCTGAATAACATGGCGCAGCGGGCTTCATTCCTCCTAAACACTTGTATGTATACAAAACCCATTGATGTTTGGGACTACGACGTACAGAGCCTATGCTTACTTTAAAGCCGGCATTTTTCGCTCTCTCTAAAAACCTATCAAATCTTGGTCTGGCTAAAGGATCCAGCAACGCGGTTCCCAAGCTCTTATTAAATCTAAAATATGAAGGTATATCTATAGTAACTTTCTGGCCGCCGGCTGGGCCCTTTGTTGAGCATTTACGCGCTGCAGCCATGGCGCCCCCAGAGCCAACTATTATTTGGGCCGCGGCGCTTGGGCCCGGGAGTCGCCCTGAAGGTGCTTCCCAACCCCCAAGCAGCCCAATAAGAGAAAAACACTCCGTGTCCGCGGCCGATGCGGGTTTTTCTTGGCTGGTGATGCTAAGAAATCTTCCATATTCAAGATTATACACACGATCCGTTTTGTCCAGTTCGACAAGCACAATATCGCCACGTGATACAGGGTTGCCTTCAATAACATTTGTACTAAGAAATGTTGTGTGCATAGCAATTGTTCTATATGTTTGATTTTCGTCAGCAGCAGCAGACGGATCACATGGATCCGGCAAAAATGAATGAGGCGAATTCTCCCCTATAATACGACCCTTAAAAGCATATCTTATATTGGCACCTCCGGCGCCGCCGGTAGAACCACCATCAATAGCCATTGAACGATTAGCGGACAACGGAAACATGTCCGTCAAGGCGCGGGCTTTAAACATCGTCTTACCATTATAGGAGTCTTTTTGCATGGCTCTACGAAAAGATTTGCCAAACAAATCGATTGATCCCCCTTTTTCTGTAAACATTGTCCAATCGTATTTTTCTTTAATTGACATATACTTAAATAGTTTTGCGTGTAAAAGGTCTTTTCATTATATAAAATTACACAGATTTTTCTGTAAATGATTATCGAGAGGTGATGGCGGTGGCGGCACCAAAAATCTCTTTTGCAAGTGCTCCGCGGGAACGACCCTTCTCATAGTAGTGGGTGGGGCGCTCAAATTTTACAGTTATAATATAGCCCGCAACGTAAGGATCATCTTCAGTTTCCCAATTGGGAAATAATTGTTTCATCTTTTGTGCCATGAACCTAAATTGGGTATCTTCGCTTGTAATTGCTGCTTTTGCGCCGGCCTTATCTGTGACCGGATCGATGCCTAGGGCCTTCAGGATGCTACTTCCGCCGCCGCTCGTCGGACAAATATTCGTTTGCCAGTATGAAAATGAACAATCGCCATCCAAATTGCGCGCGCGGACCTCTTTTATTTTTTTCAATGAAATTCTCCCATCTGAGTGACCCTTTTCGTACCATTTTAAACTATCACCAGCAGCGGTGCGGCTAAAGTTGGATTCAGCTTGTGCGTTTGCAGTAATTCCTGCCAAAAGAGCATCACTAAATCCCGCAAAGTGAGGGCTATTTTTTAATTTAGTGAAAAATGCCGGGGCATTGCCAGACATCTTATAGGATTTTTGGACCGGTTGGCCGGCTTTAAAGGGTATGCAGCGTGCACAGGGTGCAGTCGTACCAAGAGTGCCGACGGCAGGGGCGACACCGGCGGAGGCGTATCCGCGGCGCAATCCGGGCGCGCCACCCCAGCCACCCATAAGACCCACGAGACTGCTACACGCGGTAGCGCCGGTCTTAGCCGGGTTTTCATGAGCGCTAATGCTTATGAACCTACCATATTCCAAATCATATGAAAAACCGCTTCTATCTATCTCTACAACAACAATATCCCCACGTGTCACATTCTCACCTGAGTCGGCTGCGGTGCTTAAAAACGTCGTATGCATGGCAATTATTCTATATGTCGCGCTCTCATCGGCAGAAAATGCAGGATCACAGGGATCTGGCAAAAATGAATGAGGTGAGTTCTCTCCAATTATTCTTGCTTTAAAAGCCCATCTTTTGCTACCGTCAACGTTTGTCGCGCCACCGTCGATTGCCATAGCGCTAATAGGAGTTAACTCAAACATATCGGTGATTGCCCGGGCTTTGAATCGTGTTTTAGCCATGTATGCATTACTAGACATACTAGTGCGCAATGTGTTTCCATAAATGTCGAGACTATCTAGATAGTCGCTAAACGTTGTCCAATCGTATTTTTCTCCTGACATTACACTATCTACCTCTGTTTTTCACTCTCTAAACATCCAATCATATAATACCCAATTAACTCCACCGGTTGTGGCGCGCTTCACGGCATCGGCATCCTTGGGGCAGCTGCCCCCGTTAGCCGCTTTGACACTGTCCTTGCACCATTTAGCTGTAGATCTCCAGGCGCCACCTTGCTTCTTAGTATATGCAAATATTTCTGCCTTGCATTTATCTTTAGAATCTGCAGGGCACGCGGCGTCACCCGCTCCCCATTTATTAACGCGTTTCCATTTTGCGGCGATGGCGCCAGTTCGATCAACACCGTGCGCGCAATGAAAGTAGACGTTGCCGCTGTTCAGATCGCTGTGGATTCGACTCCATTCTTCGGTGTTCGGGTGTCTGGAGCTATGCATAACCACTTGGTACCACTTCATGTCAAGCTCTTCGGCCCAATACGCTTCGCAAGGCTTGACACTGGCGTTTCTCTGGCCGCTAGCTTGAGTGCATTTAACGCCGCCGCACTGTTGGGCCGCGTCTACCGCTAAACTAATAACAATTCTGACTCCAAAGGTGTCACGCATTAACTGCATTTGTTGTTTGCTGGTTACTGTGGCGCCTCGATAATTTCCATTTCCCGGAGCGATTTCCATAAAGTGATCCGGTGGTGCATTAGGATTAGCTTTACTTTGACAATTGCTGTTTTCACAGTAGCCTTTGCGATTTGATGGGCACGGAGGAATTGCTGTGCCTGGCACAAAAGGTGCTAAAGGTACCATTTTACCGTCCCAAGCAGCGCCGGCAGGTCCATCGCCTTGAAGGGAGCCAAGTGGTTTATTGGTTATCTGACCAAACAAAGTAACCAAGGCCACACACTCGGCCATGGCGCCGGGGCTAGGATTTTCAACACTGACCAACTCTTCGAAGGTGCCATATTCGAGATTGTATGCTTGGCCGCTTCTCTGTAAATTGACTAAAACAATATCTCCTCTTGTTACGGGAGTTGATCCTTTCGCTGTTATTGCGCTCAAAAATGTGGTATGCATTTCGATGATCCTCCATGTCTCAGACTCGTCTCCGGCCCACGTGGGATCACACGGATTCGGGAGAAAGGAGTGTGGAGAATTCTCCCCTATTATCCTTGCCTTAAAGGCTACCCGAGGCTCAGAGCCGCCGGTTGCACTAGTTGCTCCTCCATCGATTGCCATGGCTCTATTGGAGGGTAATTCAAATGAGTCTGAAAGGGCGCGGGCCTTAAAGGTGGTACTATCGCTATATTCCTCGGGAGCTAAACCCCACCGAATCATGTGCCCAAATAAACTTAATGTGCTGCTGCTTTCTGTAAACGAGGTCCAGTCATATAATTCTTTATTGGCCACCTTCGTGTTCTCCGGGAACCTGAATTAAATCAAAAAGCTGATTTTTATCTTCTTCCGAAAGCTCGATGGATACGTTTTGATTTTTTTGTTGTATTGATATCAGCTTTACCAGTTGCTCATTTGAACGTTGCATCGTTTCAACATGCTTTGCGGCGACTGGACTTAAGCTTCTGTTTTGGTCTGCATCCATGGCGATTTGGTTAGCAATCTCATTCAAAAATTCTTGTGCAGATTTTCTATCGTTTCGTATATTTTCTAAAGCTTCATCAATTAAACCATTTAAACTATTCTTACTCATAAAGCTCCGTTTTCCCAATTTTGTCTAAAGAATGAATATTTCTTTCGAAATTTCTTAAGAGAATTTACAATCTGTTTTGTATTCAGGCCTGTAATCTCTCTCAGGTATAGGTAAATAGCCTTCTTATTGAAAATCTCAATGTCCTCTTTCGATTCAAAAAGAACAAGAATCGCCTTGTATACTCTTAAATCGTTTTCTTTCATCTGAGATACGTCCCAAGATTTTATTTCCTCGTAAAACCGATTCCAAAACTCTTCTTCCTCTCTGTTGGATACATATGATTCGGTTGTTGATAGGTATTCTTCTTCATATGATTTAGAGATGTTGTCATAATCGATCTCGCGTCGATTTCTCTTTTGCTGTTTCTTAACTTTATGAATAAACCAGTTCTTTGTAATCACCGAAAAATATGAAAACGCCTTGGAACCTTTCGTAGGGTCGAACTTGTCTAAAACAGTCATTAGCCATATTTTACATTCATCGCGCAAATAATCAATGTTTGGCAAATTCGTAAATTTATATGTAAAAACAATTTTATCAACCATTTCATTAAAAGCCGGCTGTATCCAGTTAATGTATAACTCTGTTCTTTCACGCTTGCAATTTGTTTTACAATAACGAATTATTGCGTTTTCATGGTCTTTCGTAAAATAATGATTTTTTTTACGCCTCTTTACTGGCGTTGGTTTCCGTTTCAGTATTGTCAACTTCTTCTTCCGTTAGTGTATATATGTGCTCAAATGTTTCTAATTGTTCATTAAAAGAGATCGCATGATTCAATAAATTCTCAAGCGTTTGATCTCCATAGAACATCTCAAGTTCGTATACTTGATTAAGGTGTTCTGCAAATGAATCAATCATTTGTTGTAAATCCCACAGTTCGTCTGCTATTGAAAGAAGACGTACCACTACCGCGCGTGTATACACGAACAAACCAATGTTTAATATTACCGACACAACTAAGATTGCGGAAAGCACTATTTCAAGCCTTGTCATACTCTTTTCCTTTCATTTCTTTTTTCTGATTCTTTAGAATTTCACGATTTTCTTCTATCTTCGCGTTTGTTAAATCGCCAATTTGTCGCTCTTCTTCGTTTTGTGCGTCAGGTTTTTGCACGATAGGGACACTTAATAGTTTGCGTAAACTGTTTTTTGTTCCACATACAGCACAATCTGTTGCTTTTTCTTTAAGAGTATGAAAAATTATCTCTATACGAGCACATTTTTCACATTCATAACGATATCTTGGCATATAAATTATTCAACTAAAGACTTCAAATCTTCATCGTTCACTTTTTCATCATTAGATACTCGGATAGTTGGTGGGTTTTTGACAATTAAGCCGTCTTCTCCACCATCTACCAGTTCAAATCCCTTCAAAATGGGAACGATATCTGTTTGGACCATCAATGACTCCTGCAGGGCCAACATGATAGCCCCCAGTGCTTGATTTGATAAATGCATTTTTTCTCCTTTATTTATGCTCTGTAAATAAGACTAAGTTTCTTTCTTCAAAGAAAGCTGAATCTCTATGTTTGTTTTTGTATATATGGTAGGACGTGTAATTCTGATCACACCCTTCAAGCGAGAACTCTTTTGCGCCGAGAATGATTCCGTAACCAGCGTCACTCACAAGGCCGTCGCTATACTCTGAATACCATTTCACTAAATCGCCTATCTTAAACTTCATTTCTTATTGCCTTTAGATCTTCATTATACATCATTTTGGCCAATTCTTTAAATTTCACTTTTGGCTCCCAACCTAGCTTTTCTTTTGCTTTTGAGGGATCTCCCAAAAGAAGCGGGACTTCGTGTGGCCTAAATAGTCGCTCATCAATTTCAACGTGATCTTCTACATTTAAGCCAGCATATGTAAACACTTCCTCTAAAAATTCTCTTACAGTGTGTGTCTCACCCGTAGCTATTACATAGTCATCTGGAGTCTCTTGCTGCAACATGAGCCACATGACTTCCACATAGTCGCCGGCAAAGCCCCAGTCTCTTTTTGCATCCAGATTCCCAAGGTATAACTTATCTTGTAAGCCCAAGTTAATCTTAGCTGCAGCCTGTGTAATCTTGCGTGTTACAAACGTTTCGCCGCGGCGGGGTGACTCGTGGTTAAAAAGGATCCCACTAGAAATATGCATATCGTAGCTTTCGCGGTAATTTCTGCATACGTTGTGGGCGAACACCTTTGAACATGCGTATGGGCTTGCCGGCATCAAACGCGTTGTTTCGCTTTGTGGGTGGGTCGGGTTGTCTCCAAACATTTCTGATGACGATGCTTGATATACCTTGGTATTCGGACAAATGTTTCTAACTGCTTCTAACAGCTTTAAGGTGCCCATAGCAACAATATCGGCTGTTTCTTCTGGGGTTTCGAAAGAAACTCTGACGTGTGACTGGGCAGCCAAATTATAAATTTCATCTGGTTCGTGTTCAAGCAACAACCTATATATCGCTCCGGAATCAGTCATGTTACCATAACAAAGCTCAAAGTTTGGGTGGCTAAATATGTGGTCGATCCTGCCGGTGGATATTGTGGACGTCCTTCTTTTGACTCCTACAACTTTATATCCTTTTTCTAATAATAGTTCGGCCAAATAAGAGCCGTCTTGTCCAGTTACCCCTGTAACTAACGCTGTTTTATTCGCCATTGATGCCTCTGTTTTCTTCGTACCATTCGTATGCCTTTTTAACACCCTCAGCAAACGGGGTAAATTCAAAATCACCGATCAGGTTTAACAAATATTCATTGCTGCCGTCTTTTCTAAATTGGCCGGCCAACTTATCATTAAACCTTATTTGAACGTCTTTATCAAGTTGCTCTCTTAATATATTGATCATTTCTAATATCGAAAAGTTTTCGTGCGGGCTAACAATTACAGGGACGGCGCTATGATGCTTCTCTAGTAATATTGGAATTATTTTTGCCAGATCATCCACATATATTTCTTGTCTTAATGCCTTACCTGTTCCCCAAAATTCTAAAACATCTCTGTCGGATGCCTCATAAAACTTTCTAATCAGCGCAGGGACAAAATGTGAACTATCGTAATCAAAGTTGTCCTCGGGCCCGTAAATATTAGATGGACAAAATGTTGAGTAATCTAGCCCATATTGTTTTCTATACGAATCTATTTGAATATACAAAGAACGCTTAGAGTAGCCATAGGAAAGGTTGGTCTTTTCCGGCGGACCAGATAAAATATCCTTTTCGGTCAATGGATACTCTTTCGCCACGTTTGGAAACGTGCACGTACTTAAAGCAGCCAATATTCTTTTGACACCATGAAGGTATCCTTGGTGAACAACATTTGTGTTGATCATTGTATTCAAATAATGAAACTCTGCTGGCCTTGAATTGTTTGCCTTAATTCCGCCAACTTTGCCGGCCATATGTATAACGGCATCGGGCTGTAACTCTTGATACATTCTTTTGCAGTCTTCGGTTGAAACCAGATCATAATCTTTTGATGACAGATATATCCAGTCTGGCTTTATCTTTGCTAGCCTCTTGCCAACAAAACCGGTACCGCCCGTGACAACAACTTTCATAATTTTGTCTCTCCATCTTTATGAACGACATGTGGATACGGCATCGGAAAAAGCAGTTTGCCACCATTTAAAATGTATTCTTTTTCTCTGGCTACAATCTCGCTTTTAAAATACCATGGTAAAACAAGCATATAGCTGGGGTTTAGTTCTCGGGCGTGTTCTTCTGAGATTAACTCTATGTCGGTGCCGAGGGTTTTTAGGCCAACTTTTTCAGGGTTACGCTCACTTATGTATGGAATGGTTTCTTTTCCAATTCCAAATAATTGCAAAAGCATGTTTCCCTTCGTTGAAGCGCCTAGGCCGAGAACAGTGTTCCCGTTTTTAAGTTCAACACCGATGGTGTTCTTAATTTTGTTTTTTAAGCTTAAAATCTCTTCGTGAAAATCGATGTATGTTTCCTTATCAAATAGATTCATTTGCTTTTCAATATCTATTAGTTCTTTAAAGCTGTCAGTCTTTTCAATTTTGCGGTCAAGATGTGTGATCATAACACGGACGCTTCCTCCATTAACATCATTTTCAGCAGCATCAAAAATTTCTAACCCATTTTGTTTCATTAGGTAATTCAATGTATGCAGAGAATAATACTCCAAATGCTCATTACAAATATCGTAAAAGTTTATATTCTTCAACATTAAGGGCAAGTAACTTAACTGAATACACCATACCCCCTCTTCATGGAGCAGCGACTTAACATCAGCTACAAAACTGTTTGGATCATCTAGGTCATAAAACATCGCACAAGAAGTGAAAATCTTAACTTTCTTATCTTTTAGTGTATCATTTAATACATCTTGTGAAAAATAGTTATTAACAATTTTAATGCTTGGGTCCACACCCTCCCAAGAAATGTTTTGGGCTGGCTCGACCCCGATCCGTTTTAAACCGGACGGAAAATATCCAATCATCGTACAATCGTTTGCACCAATATCAACCACAATATCGTTGTCTTCTAAGTGTACTCTTTCTACAACATCGTCAACAACATTTTTCAAATCTTTGCGCATCGTATCACTCACAGAAGAGCGATAAAAATATTCACGATACAAGTAATCAGGCTCTACAGTTTCCTTAAGTTGCAACAAGCCGCAGGCCTCTACATTGTTGCTTCTATCGCAGAGTACAAGGGTTTGTGGTACTCGTATGTCCGCTAAAGGGTTATTTTCATTGGTCTCAACAAATGTGGGTGATAAGTGTTGTTCTTCAATGCTTACCACCTCTGTCAAATCCGCTGAACCACACACTCTACAGTGTTGAATATTCTTGTGCACTTTTGTCATTTACTCACCTTACAAATTTATATAATAAACGGTTTTTCAAAAAATTCTCCAGTGTTGCATGTTTCTTTAAAAAACTTTTTAGTCTCACGATTGAACTTATAATATATGTAAGAATTTACCGATTCCATCACAGTGAGATCGTCCTTGCTGGCCTCAAGAAGGCCCGAGCCATAATGCCAAACTTTTATTTGTACATTCTGGTCATTATACAACTTTTGATCGACTATTTTAAATTTCTTTATAGAATCACAATTGCAAATTTCAAAGTCTGGATCATCATATTGATCGCGCACCATGGCTTGAAGCGACCGCTGATCCCAGCTTTTTTTACTCCTTACATTATATAAAACAGGTTCGCTTCCTTCTCTGCCGTAGAGTTCTGGAAGCGCGATACGATAGTTCATCAAACTTTCATAACCGTATAAAGCCGCTTTTTCTCTGTCCTTGTCAACTACGCCAAACCAGCCGGCAATACCTAAACTTAACAAAACATTTAAAGCGCCCTGTTCGTTATAACACGCCCCACACTCTAGACCAAGGTTTTCCATGTGTTTATGGTCTTCCATATATCTAAAATAAAAGTCATGAAGATCTTGTAAACATTTTGAATTATTAAAACAAACTACATCCGTATTACAATGTGTGTACTCGGCTGTTGTATATTCAAGCCCCTCTTCATCTAGGGTTTTTCTAATACTATTGATATGATCAAAAAATACACGCCTCTTTTCATTTGTCAAGGTCACAACAACAGGGGTATGCAGGCCACATACCGGATGTCCTGAAAGAGGTTCTTTTGTTTCAACATCACGAGCCACAAGACCAATTGATAGTTGATAGGGTTCGTCTAAAGTCAAAATAGCGTCATCTATGTTATTATCTATGAACTCTGTAAGAGGCGCACAGGTAATTGTGTCAGCGCCTAACATAATGATCTTGTCATATTTGTGCTTTTTCATTAGTTCTAAGGCGGCGGCCCATCGAAAGATCTCGTGGCGCCCTTTATATTTTTTGTCAAACTCTTTTGAAATTTCAAGTGTATCAAGATTTTCGTTTGTAATATGGTGTAAATTAATATTTGGATGAAATGCTTTGAAACTGCTGCAAGCTGTTTTTGATATGGTTCCATATCTATCCAGGCCGCACGCATATATCATGCATCCAATATTTACATTATTTTTCATTTATTCTCCTTAATTTAACATATGGTAATGGCTTACGCACCTGTATTGCCGGTGTTATATCCTCTTTTACCACGTAAAGTTCTCCTTATAGTGATCCACTATTTCTTCTATTTCTTCATCAAACAGCTTCTTTGGTTGCCAGCCAAGATTTTTCAATTTCCTATCATTCAAGGCATATCTTACATCTTGCCCCTCTCTTTGTGTAGTAAAGTTTATATACTGCTCCCATCCATCGAGGGTACCATAGAAGGCTTTAATGATTTTTTTCACCGTATCAATATTGGTTTGTTCAAAGCCGCCAGCCACATTATAAATTTCATTCACTTTTCCAGATTCAATTATTGTCATAACTGCATCGGCCGTGTCAGAAGCGTGTAACCAGTTGCGAATGGGAGTCCCATTATCATGCAGTCTAATTTTCTTACCTCGCATTAAGTTTTTTATAGAAAGAGGAATTAGTTTTTCTGGGTATTGTCCTATACCATAATTGTTTGTGGGACGTAACATAATATATTCAATTCCATATGTCCTGCTCCAGGCCTTAATCAACATATCAGATGATGCTTTAGAGGCAGAATAAGGATTGCTAGGTTTGAGCAAGTCGGTTTCTACATGCGCGCCTGTGGCAGTATCTCCATATACTTCGTCGGTGCTAATGTGAAAAAACACAGGAAGATCGTTGCAATTTATCGGCTTGAATCTAATGAGGTCTAATACATTTTTAACACCCAAGATATTACTATTAATGAATTCATCACTATTAATAATGCTGTTTCCTACATGAGATTCTGCCGCATAGTTGATCACGTAATCACAATCGTTGAGAAACTTTAAATTCTTAATGTCTCTTTTTATAAATCTAAAATTTTTATACTTATTAAACTCATCCAATAAAGCCGGGTTTGCAGCATATGTGATTTTGTCAACTCCATAAACATGCCACCCACGCTCTAAGGCCTTTCGGGTTGCATACGACCCCATAAAGCCGAGACAACCTGTGATATATACTATCTTCATTTCACACTCTTGCGAAAAATTCATTCACTGTTTTTTCTATATACTTTAGTTTTTCTTCAGTTAGGCCAATATACGTTCCCAAAAAGAATGAGTTAGTTGTCACCAACTGAGCATTGGGGAAGGTCTTGTTCATATCTCCATATTCGGCTGCCATATGAACATAGCCAGGATGCGCAAGAATATTGCCGGAGAAATAAGAACGCGTTTGAATCTTCGCAGCCTCTAAGTGGTTCACGATATCAAAACGTGAGAATGGAGCATCTTCCTTAATTGTCAGCAAAAATGCGAACCAACAGGGGTCAGCGTGTTCCGTTGCGACGGGCATGTGAAAGTATTGCTCATAAGGCGCAAATATGGCCCCTAGCTTGGCCCAGTTCTCTCTACGGGCGGTATCTAGCATTGGAAGCTTCTCAAGCTGCTGTAGGCCCATTGCAGCCTGCAAATCAAGGGGTTTTAAATTGTACCCGATTTCGTCAAAAACATATCGATGGTCATAGACCGCTTCGGGGTGTCCTGGGAGCCAGTTCTTGAACCTCATACCGCATGCAGTGCCGCCGGTAACATTTCCTGGCTTCATAGAGTTACAGTAACACGCGCGTCCCCAGTCACGCATACTCGCGAGAATAGTTCTTGTCTTCTGGCTATTGGTCGCGACAAAGCCGCCTTCGCCCATAGTCATGTGGTGAGCAGGAAAGAACGAGCATGTTGATAAATCCCCATAAGAGCCAAGTTTCTTACCATTATAGGTCGAGCCCAAAGCGTCGCATGCATCCTCTAGAAAAACCAAATCATACTTTTCAACCAGAGACATCAGTCTATCCATATCTGGAGGATTTCCTAACACATGGGCAAACATGATGCCCTTAATATCTGGATCGTTCTTTAAAGCCTCTTCAACCTTGTCTAAGTCCAAGTTGACGCTAGGCAACTCCACATCAACAAAGACTGGTACCAAATTGTGTTGTATGAGTGGGTTGATCGTAGTGGGAAAACAGACAACCGGGGTGATAACCTTGTCGCCGTCTTTAAGTTGCTTATTAAACCTGCGGGATTTTGCGGCCGCCACCATTAAAAGATTGGCTGAACTACCAGAGTTGGTTAGTGAGCCATAGAGCTTCCCCAGCTTCGAGGGAAATAGATCCTCAAAACGACTGGCATTCTTTCCAAAAATCATCCAGCCGTCAAGCAGCTGCTTGACGGCGGCGAGATATTCTTTTTCGTCAAATATGGGCCCCGAGTAAGAGACCCAATCTTCGCCGGGAATCCATTTGTTTTCTAATTCTTGCTTTTCATGAACATAATTCTTTACCAAATGTAAAATTTCTTCTAGTTGTTCATTCATATATTCCTCTATACGCAGTATCCCTAACATAACACATATTTAGTCTTACGTCAACAAATATTTTTAAATTGCAAACGATTCACCACAGCTGCAAGATCTTTTAGCAGCCGGGTTGTTAAATCGAAATCCTGATTCCATCAGTGTGCTAACATAGTCTATTTCCGACCCATTTAAAAACAAATATGATTTCTTATCAATGCATATTTTAATATCGCCAAATTCAAATACCTTATCTGCGGAAGATGGCTCTTTTACCAAGTCATAGTGATAAGAAAAACCTGAACACCCTCCAGATTTTACACCGATTCTGAAATAATAGTCAGGGGCCTGTCTTTTGGCTTTAATGGAGCTGATCTTGCGGATAGCACCATCAGTCATTGTTATCGACATTCTTCTCTCTCCAGTCTTCAATTGCTGCTTTGATAGCATCCTCAGCCAATACCGAACAGTGAATCTTAACTGGCGGCAGTGAAAGCTCTTGCGCGATATCTGCATTTGAAATATCAAGTGCAAAATCTACTGATTTTCCTTTTACCATTGTCGTAATCAGAGAACTAGAAGCAATGGCCGACCCACATCCGAATGTTTTAAACTTTGCGTCCTCAATAACGCCATTGTCGTTAATTTTTAATTGAAGCTTCATTACATCTCCGCATGCCGGTGCACCAACCATTCCGGTGCCGACTTGTGGATCTTCTTTGTCCAGGCTTCCCACGTTGCAGGGGTTCTCCATGTGGTCGATAACTTTTTCAGAATAAGCCATCCGTTATTCTCCTTCTCCCGTCTTTGAAGGACAAACTTGTTGCTGTGCGAAAGATGCACCGCAACCACAAGTACCGCTAGCTAAGGCATTTGTAAACTTAAAACCCTCGGAAGCCAAGGTTTCAACATAATCAACCACTGTCTGAGAAAGTATTTGGGCACTGATTGGATCCATATGGACATTTACTGTGTCAAACTCTGCGACAATATCGTTTGTTCTCTCTTCACCATACTCCTCGACCACTAAAGAATATTTATTACCGGAGCACCCGCCAGAAGTTACTTCGACCCGAACATAATCAGTAGGATCTAAAGCTTCTTGAAACTTGGCGATGGCGCTCTCAGTAAGAGTGATCACGATCAGGTGCCGCCCTTGGTGGCTTCTTCGATTGGATCAAATCGCTTAACCTTCTTGCCCTTGAGGGTAATGAGAGGCGCTTCTTTCCATGTTTGAACCTCTTTGCCTTTGCCGCTATCGGCCTTAACAGTACCAAGGTTCGAGGGATTAATGAAGTCGTCACTAGTGAATACTTTATCATACCTCACTGGCACTTCTGAGTCACCATATGTGGGAGAAATGACATCTTGAATAAATCCCTTGTCAACACCACAAATACAGGGCATGTTCTTCATTGGATCAAACCACTTGATATTAAGACTACGCCCAAGGATATCGGATAGGGGCTCTTCAAAAAAGTTGCCCAAAGAGACATGCTGGTATGGACACGGCATAAGATCTCCGTAACGCGACATTGACACCATTCTCTTCACCGCAATACACCCAATATCTCTTCCATAAGATGGAGACATATGAGTAAAAATATCATATTCCTTTTCAAATTGTTCCAGAATCTTGTTTTCCTTTTCGGTCATCATCTGATCCGTTGTTCCCTCAAAAGCGCCCACGGGCTTGGCGAAAACAACATATGTGCCAATTTCGGTTTCCTTTGCCCAGTCTAAGAACTTCTGCCATTCCTCGGTGTAAATCCTATCTTTCCAGATTACCGTCGAGAGAATGACGTGTAAATCATTGTTTTTGCATGCATCGATGGCGCGCATAACTCTTTCCCAGGAGCCCGGAGCACGGCGAAAAGTGTCGTGGCTTTTCGCGTCAACACCGTCCAAACTAAGTTGCATTTTATCTACACCAATTGATTTAATGTGCTTTGCCCTCTTGTCGTCCAAGAGCCAACCATTGGAGTCGCATGCAATAAAGAATTTATCTGGATCAATTGCTGCAACTAATTGATCGTATTCCTTAAGCATGAGTGGCTCACCACCAGTAATAACAAAGTTTCCTAAGCCATACTCATCTGCCTCCTTCGAGAGACGACGTACGTCTTCTAACTCAAACTTACGGCGGCCGCTGGCCTTTTCCCAAGATTTGGGAACATAAAATTTATCAATGCTGCAATGTTCACAGTCAAAGTTACAGTTATAGTCATACTGAAACTGAATAATTGCGATGCTTTCGCCGCGAGCTAATTTCTCAGGGTACTTCATCATCTTGTCGTAAACGTGTGGCTTCTTCTTTTGTAGCCAGTTCTGGCGGGCCTGTACCACCTCTCCTTCATACCCAACTTGAGTATTTCGAAGATCTATATCTTTGCCATCTTTAATCGCTTGTGCGCGGCGTACAATTTCCTCATTTGAGAGGCCCGGTTGAGGGTCATATTTGTTCCCCTCTAAAATGTTTTGAAACATGTCATTGTGTGAATTAGCCATTGTTCTTTTTTTGCTCCTTTATTCTTTTTCTTTAATTTCATCATCAGTAGATTTTGGTGGCGTCTGATAGCGCTTGGGGAGCACAGTCTTGTCTTGCTCCTCGCCGTCTATGCGCACACCGCCTCTATAAATAGGTGTTGTTTCGGGGTTCTTCTCGCTGTTTTTTTGTTCGTTTTCTTCTTGCTGCGGAAACTCTATGTTGTGTGCTCCCACAAACCAAATCTTACCATTTTCATCTCTAACTCGATATTGGGGCTTAATTCTCCCACGAATATCGTCAACGATCACTTTAGTGCCAGCTTTCAAAGTAATTGTGGTGTTGTGCTTCGCATGGTGTGTTTCATCCTCCATGACAATTCCAACCTTGTTAATTACCCGCTTCCATTGTTTAAGGTACTCTTTTTTCCATTCTTCTCCAGTAACATTGGATACGAATTCTTTTTTAGCCATTATTCTCCCCCTCTTTTATATTTATCAATTCAACTATAATATCCAAACCTCTGTTTGGCGGTGTCCGGTAGCCGTGAAAGGCGTGGAAACTGCTGGCGCCCAAATCTCCATAAGCCATCTCGGGGGGAATGAAAAGACGTTTTTTATCTCCAACCTTCATTTCTAACAGTGCGGTATCTAATCCTTCTATTGAGTCTCCGTTCTCATAAAGTGCGTCTTGCTTGGTTCTCTTTCCAATGGTTATCTCAATCGGATCTCCAGAAAAGGGGCCGGGCTCATACGTGCTGTCAATTAGCTCATCGACGTAACATCCGTTATCATAGTCGTAGTTGGATGAGCTAACCCCGTCACCCAAATACAAGATATAGTGCATTAGAACCGTGTCACCAGTATTTGGAGTGGGGCCATGGCCACCTACAAGGGTTTCTGCTTTTGATTTATTCTCGCTCATAATCATATTATTCCTAAATGTCATCCAAAATTTGTAATGTTGCTTTTTCAATAAGAGCAATAGTTGGTTTTGGATTTAAGTTTAATTCCTCTATTCTCTTTAGCACACTCTTATATTGCCAGCCAACAACTATTATTATAGCATCTACTGGTTTGTTTTTTAACTCTTCGCACGGTAAAATTAACTTATGCGAGACATGCGTGTATTTATATTGTTTTGGCTCAAAGTCATCAACGACATAAGGCACCTTGTCCAAGCTATTCATCATGGTTAGGAACATTAGAGTTTGATGGCCGGCTCCCCAAATGGTGGCTGAATCAAACTTGTTTATAAAGTTGTCCATATCTTCAATCAATTCTTTCTGATTGTCCTTAAATGGATCTGCTGTGAGGGGTTCGCGCTTCTTCACGACTGCCGATAGGCTAGCGCCGTTCCAAATCTCTTCTATTCGCACAACATCAAAGCCGCTAGCTTCGCATACAAACCTTAATGTCTTCTCTGTGAAATAAAACAGGTGGTCAATGATAAACTCACCAAAAATACGATCTCGGATAATCTCGTCAAAATTGGGCACCTCGATAATTCCAACACCAGAGCCCTCTAGATTGTTGCGTATTTGCGTTAGGGTCTCTCTGGGATCAGGAAAGTGCTCCAGATAATTGAACATTAAAAACGCATCATACTTATCCGGGTCCGGGCGCCGATCAACATGAACAATCCTCTTCCCATGAAGTCCAAATTCCTCAACAAGATCCTCATATTGCTTCTGTCTAAACGGATCTAAATCCCAATCTGGCGAGCGAATCGCTTCTTCATAATAATCTACCGGATCCGACGGAATTTGGACCGTGCCGCAACCGTCGCATTGAAACACTTCAAGAGGAATTCCCAAATCATAAGGAATTGTTTGTTCATCTGGGAAATGCTGGGCTCGGGATGGTTGTTGATTATATGCGATAAGTGTCTCAAGATTATCTCCGCAAATTCTACAACCCTGCTCTGCTAAAGAAAGCCTGTCTTTTGTGTCGGTGGCCTCATCGGCGAGGTGCTTTGTTGCTATCATCATACTATCTCCAATTGGTTTATTAATGCGTCTATATTGTCTGGCTCGCTGTAATCATTCATGGTACAGCCGGCGCACGGTCTGATTTTTTCTTTGTTGCCCTTGAGGTGCTCATTCTGTAAGTCTTTGAGTAGGTGGCCCATCCATATTTCATCTAAAGGTGTAGTGTTGATATTTCCAAGCAAATTTATCCGCTCCCAATCAACGCAACAGGGCACAACATCCCCATTTGCACAAACCTGTACTCCTTTGAATATCTGAACACACACCAGTCTTTCTTGAAAATCTTTATCCCATCTAGATTTTTTTCCTAAAAGTGGAACTAATTTATTTGAAATATTCATCTCTGGCCACAGAGGCACAATATGTTCAATGTTCATTTCATCGGAGATGTTCTCAAATGTTTTAAAAAATGTTTCCTTTTCTTCCTCTGATTCAACCGATATACTCGGAATCTTTACGTGAACTGTACAGCTACCTTTATTATTATACATTTGAGTCACGTTGGCAACTATTTTAGAGAATTTAATTTCAGAGCCAACAAGTTTTTGGTATCCCTCGCCGTCTAAAGCCTCTACAGATATTACCACGCGAGTCACATATTTTGAAATGTAATTTATTATTTTTTCTTTCAGCAGGGAACCATTGGTGATTAATTCTATCTTTTCTGTTACACCACTTTCGTGCAAATATTTAACATATTCACCCAATTTTCGGTTTATTAAGGGCTCACCTTGACCACAAATTCTTACTAGCTTCACCTTGTTATCAAACTTTTTCAAATCTGCAACAAGTTTTTCTATCGTGTCGAACGACATCAGTGATGCCAATTCTTTCATCTTTTCTTCTTCTTCATATTGGTGGCAAAATTTACACTTAAAATTACAATACCCAGAAGGCTCAATATAAACAACATATGGAGTCTCCAGGGGAATTTTTTCTTTTAAATCAAGTTTGCCTTTGTATGGTGTGGAAGTAAGATCTTTCATTTTTATCTCAATATACGAACTCATTTGGATCGGGCTTGTTTTGTTTGTAGAACTCTATTAGTTCTTTAATCCCTTGTCGCATCGAGGTCAATTCAAGTGGGAGAGATTTTACAAAGTCAGATTGACCATAGTAGTTCTCTGTGCTGCTCTTAGAGCGGCTCACCGTAGGACTAACTTCGTCATGATAAGTGACGTCCCTAACTGGTGATATCTCCTTGATACATTCGATTATATCTTCCGCAGAAAGAACATCTCCCGAACAGATGTCTGGGTTCCTTGGCAACCCGTCAAATTTTTCAACATAATGCTCTACAATCTTGCAAAGATCATTTATGTTTAAGTAGTCGCATTTGCCAATGCGAGGTATTTTTATTGGCATATCAAGAGCAATTTTAGCACTTGCATTATTTATAAATCTATATCTCCAATCTGTTCCAACTCCATAAACACTGTATAATCTTAAATTGTAAATATTTTTCTTATTCTGCGTGATCTGATCCATTGCATATTTCGATAGTCCGTATGGTTTTTCTCGTCTCCATTCGGCACCAGAGCCAAAATAGATCATTGCATCATAGTCCTCTTCACATTGTGCTATATTATCAAACATGCGTAAATTATATTCTAATACTTTGTCTGGGTTGTTCGGAGAAAATTCAGGTGCCGCGTCGTATATTGCCGTGTGTATTACTACGTTGAATTTCTCTCTTATTAAAAAATTGCTAACCGCTTCTCTGTCTAAAAGATCTAATTCTTTCCGCGTACAAGCTGTAACATCATATTTCGAACTCAGTGAGCGACAAAGATTTCTGCCGACAAATCCGTTAGCTCCGGTAATAAGAATTTTTTTAGTCATCCACTATCTCTACAATCATATTCTCTTTAAACTCTTCTCTGTCTAGAAACGGCGCCAAATCTTCCATCGGCCGAGCAGAGAAACTGCCATCTTCTTTTTTGTACACGGACGTCTTGGGGGCGGTTACGTGAGTCGACGGCAATATGATTTCGCACACCACGGGACCTTCGATAGCCAAAATACCATTTAATTTACCGTGAAGATTGAGAGGGTTATCGAGGCGGGCGAAAGGAATACCATATGCATATGCTTGCTTTTCGATTGGAGGCAATGTGAGGCCCGAATCCTTGCCGCTGGCTACCAAATTGCCTGAAAAATGGGTATTCTGTGTGTTTCGAATGGAAACATATCCATTGTTATTTAGCACAAAAAACTTAATTGGCAAGTTTAGGCGCTTTACAACTTCTAATTCTTGAATATTCATTATAAAGCCCCCGTCGCCATCAATACAAACCGTCTCTTGACCAGATGCTGCGATACAACCTCCGATTGCTGCAGGAATCCCAAATCCCATTGGACCTAAGCCTTCGCTATTGAACATGCGCTGGCCGCTCTTCATCCTAAATGCCTGCATCGTCACCTCGCTGCAGCCGCCAGAACTACCAGGCACAATCAGGGCGCCCTCGGGTAAAACATCAGAGAGGGCGTCGATAAATACATAATTATTAACATACTCTTTCTGTCCCCAATATTCAGGCAATACAACTGGATATTTTTCTTGCCAACTCTTACACTGATTTAACCATTTGCCGTGGCTTATATTAATTTTTTCCTTCTGTCTCAACATTTCTTCAATAAATTCCCCCGCATCAATAACCATCGGATGGGCAATATCCATTTCTAGCTTGTTTATTTCATGTTCATCAATGTCCACAATCACCTTGGTAGCTTCGCGGGCAAAGAACTTGTGTTGATATGCTGTCTGACCATGGTCAAGTCGGGCGCCGATGCTGATAAAGAAGTCTGAATTCTGTTGCGTAAAATTAGCACCTCGTTGGCCGACTCCGCCTGGTCGACCAGCAAACAACGGATGCTGTTCTTCCATAAAATCTATTGCTTTCCAGGTAAGCAGTACTGGGATCTCTAGAATTGCCGCTAATTCTCTAAATTTATCAATACTCTTGGATAACCTCACCCCATTCCCAGCAAGGATCACGGGCCTTTTCGAGGTGTTGAGTTCTTTAATAATATTAGACACTTGAGCTTTTATATCAGGGGTCAGCTCTTCTTCGGGTTCATAGGCGATCAAGTCGTTTTCGTCATCACTAAGGAGCGCGGCCTGCACATCAAGTGGAATGTCCACCCACACCGGGCCTGGGCGCCCTGTTGTTGCAAGATGTACGGCCTTCTCCATATGATATCGTATCGTTAAAGGATCAGTGATGGTAACGGCATATTTGGTAATTGGCTTGACTATGTTGACTACATCAATTTCCTGAAAGCCAATCTGGCGTGTGTTGCGCCCATTAATCATATCTTTCTTTTGTACCTGGCCAGACAACACCAACATGGGAGTCGAGTCAAGCCACGCCGCGGCAACTCCCGTTGTCGCATTTGTGCTGCCCGGGCCAGTAGTTACCAAGCACACCCCTATATCATTTGTATACTGCCCGTATGCGTCGGCAGCAATGCTTGACGCTTGTTCGTGTAAATTACACACAAAGTTAACGTCACTCTTCCCTATAGAATCAACCAGGTGAATACAACCGCCGCCGGGTAAAAGGAAAATATCTTTTATGCCGCGGCGCTCGATGAACTGCACTACATAATCAGATAGTTTCACTTACGTTATCCAGTGTGGTATAAATGTTTTTCTATTTTGGTTCTGCGTGATCACTGGGTCGATGTAATAAGAGTCATCCACATAATGTGTAGACGAAACCTCTTCTATAACACACCCGCTATGTGTTTCAAACCTGTGTTTTACTTCCGGCTCTATCGTCACCACATCGCCCTTTTTGAGACTTCGGGGCTCATCATTTAGGTGCAGCGTAACATCACCGTGAAGAATGACAAAGGTTTCTTCCTTTTTCTTGTGATATTGTTCCGGGTGTGTTTGCCCGGGAAGGGCAATTATTAGCTTCTTGCAATACTCGCGATTAACCACTGTTATCATCGTAATGCCTGTTTCATAGAAATTATCTATCCCGTAATGGTGAGACAATTCTAGATTGGCGTCGCGGGGGAACACCACGTCGGCAGTGTTTAAAAATGATTTTACATTTTGAACAATGCCGTATATTTGTTCTCTCAGATTCTCTATGCTAACGGAGGCCATTTGAACTGGCTCGTTTACTACAAAATCTCTATCTGCTGTGTATTTGGTGTACTTCGACATGTCGTTGGCCAGGACTTGTCCTTCTTGGCATGGGAACGCATAAAATACATCCTTTCTGTGGATTATATCGCCCTTCTTTACATCCCTCTTCATAAAGACACCTCGCTTGAATCGTCTGAGATCAGATAATTCCTTTTCTGATGCCGGCGGCCGTGTAGTAGATTCACCACAAATGTGAAAAGCGGTTTTGGCAGCCGATAACCATGCAGCAGACTGTGCCGGGGTGGCTGAATAAGCATTTTTCGCATATTCGTCTGTTTCGACCGCCACGTGCTTCTCAAAAACAACAGCGCCCATAGCAACCGCCAAGGGCACAATGTTGGGGTCCGCGGGGTCTTCGTGGGTAGAGTAGCCGATTTTCACCTTTGGGTGGCGTGCTTTCAAAAGAGCAATTTGGTTAAGTTGCAAATTGGTTGTTTCGGTGGGATATTCTCCAACACAGTGCATGATCGTAAGATCTTTGTCCCTATTGGTGAAGAAAGCGACGACATTGTCTATCTCTTCTAATGTTGAGCCTGCCGTTGAGGCAATAATCGGCAGATTTGTCTCTGCGATTCTGTTCAAAAGCGGCCAGTCAGTAAAGGAGCAACTCGCAATTTTGATAATTTGGAAATCCATCTCTTCAATAAGGCCGATGGAATCTTCATCAAAACCAGTACAAACAGAAACAAATCCAAGCTTCTCTGCTTCAGATTTCATTGTTGCAAACTGCTCACTCGTTAAACGAGTCTCGGTAAACCTCTTAACGTACTTAAGATCCATTCGGTCTTTGTAATCCGGATGGATAAAGGTGTCGATGTTTCTAAACTGAAACTTGAAGGCAAAGTCGAACTCTTTATATTCTTCTTTCACCTTTGCGAATTCACGAATTACACGTAGGCCGTGGGCTAGATCACCCATATGATTGTTGGCCATTTCAAAAATGAATAATGGTTTCATTGTTTCCCTCTTGTGATATTATTAATAATATAACACACGCGTCTTATAAAGTCCACTTCTTTTTCCAATATTTTTGAATTATTTCATCGTAATTCGTTTTTTTCTTTTCTTCTATTACACTCCATGTGCACTGGTTCTCATGCCAGCGATAGTAGTAGCCCAAGAATTTAGGAACCGGATAAATGAACACGCCATTATCGGCAAAATTGCAGAACGTGTCGTAGTCGCCGGCCCCAGCTTCTTTTAAATCTGCTTCCCTGTGTGCGGGGCCGCCGTGTGGGGACCAGTTCATTAGTGGGTATAAGTTTTTATTATATACAACAGTCGGACTCATAACTGGACTCTTTTCCATACAAAGCCTTTTAAACTCGTCTATGCTTCTATAAAAATGGCCATGTGGCGCATTGTACTGCTGTTCGTGGAACCCTATTATTTGACTTTGAATACATCTAATTTTTTCAGAATCATGCGATATTATTTGCATGCAATTTTTTAAATAATCTTCGTGTAGGTGATCATCAGCGCACAGAAACGTAATGTAATCTGTATCTATATTCTGAAAGGCATCGTCAACTGCTTCTCGAAAAGAGTTCTTATATATATTGGGAACCTCGTGTAAGGTAAAGTTCTCATTAGTTTCTTCCATATACCGCAGAAAGTCCAAACTACCATCTGTACTACCATTATCATATGCATGAATATCATAATTTTCGTAGTTTTGTTGTGTGGCTGATAATGCACTTTGTTCGACAAACTCTCCAGAGTTGTAGCATGGGAGCAGTATAGTTATTTTTTTCATCGCCAATCCTCTGTGTTCATGTTCTTGTCATCGATAAACAAATCATAATAAGGTTTTCCTAATTTGAGGTCGTGGAATTTAACACCCCACTCTGTTAGCTGATCGAACGTTGTCTGTTGCCAGTCAATCCCGCTTACTGTGCCCCGGGCAGTCCAATAAATGATGGTGTTGCCCTCATCATATAATTTATTTGCCTTTTCTATATTTTGCTCAATCGGTGAAGCCAGTGAATAGTCTCGGCTCTCAGGCGTCTCGCATATTGTTTCGTCGATATCGATATAAATAATCATTTTTTCCTCTATAAGTCTAACATTTGCTGTACCCGATTAGTATAGCAGTGATTTTCTAAAATGTTTTGTTTGTTTTCTTCTTTTATATCATTTAACTCTTTTTCTGTCAATGACAAATAGTCCTTGGTGATTTGCACCAACTCATCTGAGTCCAGCGATGTCTTTACATTCGGAAATATACTATTCAATTGCCTGACCGTATCTGATACCAAAAGACCATTCAAACCCAGAGATTTGAAAGATCTTTCATTCGTATCGTTTCCTAACACTCGCTGGTATGTGTCATGAATATTAAGTGTGATTTTGCTGTTGCATAAAACTTCACACTCTTGTTGATGAGTCAGGTTTCTTCCCACAAAAAAACCACAGTTTAGTCCGGAGTTCATAAACTTAGAGAAAATATCAATCATTATAGGTCTTTTTTCGTTAAATCCGTTATCAACCCAGCCGCCCACAAAAGAAATGTCATATTTTTTATAGGCATCATTGTTAGCTGCCTTATATCCAATTGAATCAAATGCTAAGGGTATTGTATGCACTTTTTTCCATTTGCTGTGGTATTCGCCTACTTCTCCAAATGTCCACAAATGAACCTTGTCTATTTCATTTAACTTTTCAATTTTTTCATCTTCGCATAAACAAACAAAGTTTGGGTGACCCCCCCAAGGATCCGGAAAGGAGTTTGGTTGCGCAAAAAGAAACGTCTTGTGGCTACGCTCAATTGATTCTAAAAAAGATTCGGATTTGACGGCCCCATCAACTGCCATTATAATATATTCCTCACTCATTGATTCTTCATCGGACGGAAAAGGAGCAGCAACAGAAAAGTGTTCATATCCAGCAGCGTCTCGGGCGCCCGCTGCGGTGCGGGTGGCCTCATTAAACGCCAAGTCATACCCTAACTCTTTCCAAGCACGCTGATATCCTCTGTAAATCCAGTGGCCGGCGTGATGTGAATATTCTGGTACGTATATTTTCATTGTTATGTTCTCCTTATTTGTGATAGCAAGCTTGCTAGTCTAATTTTTGAATCGTGTTCAGCAAGAAACCTTTTGTGGCCGGCCGCAGCTGTGCTCTCAACAAGCTGCGGGTTCTTTAATAAAACTTTGCTTTTTTCAGATAGTTCTTCGGTGTCTCTAAACGTGAAAATTTCTTTATCGATCTCAAAAAAGTTCTCTATGCCATCA